CCCTCACACCAACACCAACCGCCGCTTTCCCAATGACCATCATCCGTATCTCTTTTGCTTGCATCATCACTCAGTATCTTAAAATCCTCATCCGAAACTTCATATACTTGATATGATGTTGTTTCGTCACCGTATGTTCGTGTAGCATTAACCCCTAATCTTTTTAAATCTTCAGTTATGTTTCCTTGTACTAATATTTCTTCCATTTTAATTTCCTTAGTTAAATTAACAGTTCCAATTTCTTCGTAGGGTTGTACTTTGTAACCTTTTTCTTGTAGTATTTTTAATACTTCTTGTGCATCCTTCCATGCTGTTATACCTTGTCCAAACTTAATAGTCACTGTATTCATTTCCATTCTCCTTTTCTAATAAAATAGCGTTTTTGTTGAAACTAATGCCCTTATTCATTTGGACACATTTACCAGTATTTTTACCAAAAAATTCATGATATGGTTAATTAGTCGAGTACGTCATTACTTGGCAATTACCCTTAGAAGCCCCGCCGACAATCGGGGTTTCTTTTATGAATATAGTTGTCAAAATAATCAGTTGAGTGTTAAAATACCATAGATTCTCCTTAAGGAGATTTCATGTAATTAAACAAGAGTTTAAAAGTTCTCGAATCTTAGCCCCTTGAAGCGCCCTTCAAGGGGCTTAACCAATTAAAATAACGATTTTGTTCACTTTTTTGATACATTTATGAAACATTCATGTGTTATCTTCAGTAAGTTCTATTCTTTTTATAAAATCGTGTGAGATATACCAACACAAGAAGCCTTAGAGCCCTAACTCTAGGGCTTCTTCATTTAAATAAAGATTTTATAAATATCGTTATTTCTAGATTTAATAATTTATGTTAAAATCATCTCATATCAATCTTTTTACTTTCACTTTAAAGATGATACTTCGATTGTGGTCCTAGTTTACTAGGGCCTCTTTTTTATTTTTAAAATTTTATTTAAATTCATTAACCAATCCCATGCTTTGACATACAATACTACTACCTTTCTGTATAACGTGAGCTCGTCACTTTCGTTATAATGAGGCATAAGGAGCGCTCTCGATTAGCGCTCTTTTTATTTGTTGTCAAATAAGAATTTTGTTTAATTCTTTAACGCCACCTTAGTTTCTATGAAATAAGTAGGATTTACATCCGACGCATTATAATAACTACCACTTATCCGAACTGCATTTTTTTGAGGATTATAATCTTCAACAAGTAACAGTGCTTTATCATTATCCGCTGGCGTCACAACATCACCTTGTTTAAATTCATCAATAGCACGTCCATGATTTTCGAATAATCTACGGCGCTTTTCTTTTGCAATTTCTTCAGAAGTTGCTCTTCTTAAAGTGTCATCCCAATACGCTTTGTAAGATCTGCCCATGTTATCTGTTGCAATATATCTCCCATCTTTATCAGTTACTTTTCCTATTAATTTATCTTCTTCATGAAATACCCATTCTCCAACTTTTAACGGTTCTACATAATCTACAAATTCTTTATTAAAGAAGAACGAAATATCAATGGTTACATGCTGCCATGGTAAATTAATAGGTTCTTTCATACTAAATTCGACTAAGTTTAATTCCATGTTGTATCTATAAAGTAATTTACCATCATCAATTACATTTGTTTTTAATCTTTCAATCGCTTCAAATCCTGTATATTTTCCCATCTCTCATTCTCCCTTTCGTTTTAAAATAACTATTTTGTTTAAATTTCATGTAATTCGCCAAGATAGGCTGTGACATATCGAATGTGCGCTTCTCTGTTTCTTCTCCCACTCCAAGTTTCCATCCCTGTAATTTGTATGCTTGGAAATCTCTCTTCTAAAAGTTGTACTAGTAGTTGCTTGTTTGTATCATTGTCAGCTAAATGCGCTTCTCTATCTTCCTCTGTGAAAATAAATCCTTTATTGCGCAGTTGTTGTATTTTGTCTTCATCTTCTTCCTTATCCGATACAGGTGTACTACTCAATGATCTTGAAAGCCTACCTAATTGAAATCCAAACTTTATATCTAATCCGCCCCATTTGCTAAAACTCATTTCCGAAATGTAATTGAATCCAAGTTCATCCCACCACTCATCAACTTTGCGAGTTAAACCTGCTAATTGCTCTTTTAACCCATCAATTGGCTTCATTTCTGCCATCTGTTGTTCCAATTCGCGAATACGCATATTGGCATTACGAATATCTGCATGACGCTCTGCTCTTCCCTTAGCAAGATTAGATTCATAGTTTGTTGCTTTTGCTATATCCGAAATGTGGGACTCTGATAGTGAAATTAATATTCCTTTCATTTCTTCAGTTAAATTATCTTTTGATAACCATTCATGCATTTGTTGCGCTGCAAAGAATAAGTCCTTTAATCCTTTTAAAGCAACTGCCTTTTGATCTGCATTTAAAACAACTAATTTCTCTTGGTTTTCCATCTTCCATTCCCCTTTTCTACAAAATTCAAATTGTATTAATATCCGTTATCTTGACGATCATGATTAACTTTGTTCTTTTCTATATACGCACACTCAATTTCTTCCAATTTGAAACCTAACATCTCTCCTAATCCCAAATAATGACCTAACAAAACATCTGCTCGTAATGCTGTAGGTTCATTTTTTAATTGCACTGATAATGCATATATCTCCAAGAATTGTTCCGTCACATCATCGCAGCAGATTGCGACTGGCAGCGTAATATCTACGCCCATATCAATACAAAGACTTATAGCAAAATGTAAACCATCTACATATTCTTCAAGTAGCGGGTTTTTATCTACAACTAAGTGTCCAGCACATTTTTCGCAATAATACCAATGATTCCCTAATCCATGGACACCTAACTTTTCATCGATAGGTGGGTTCCCCCTTGTATATCCTTTCTCCTTACAATCTGGACAACTCTCTCTACTAAATGTTCTTGGTTTGCGATCATTACTCCAAAACTTGAACACTCGCCATTCCTTCATACATTCTGCTACTTCATCAATGAAAGCTAATATACGTAGATTAAAAGTTTCTTCTCGTGCAAGCCCCTTATCCTTTAATACCCTTGCATCGAAGCTTTCTTGCATTTTAAATAATTTATTAATGTTCATATATTAACCTCTCCTCACACTCTTAATTTTCGCTCCTGGTATTAATAAACTGCATACGATATAACGCGCCTCATGTTCATCTTTTGCATTTTCAGTAACACTAAGCATCCCTTCCATTGGTGGAAGTTCGTATTCGATTATGAATGGATACATACTGCATAACCGCCCTTTGATTTACGATAATCCTTTATAATCTCTCCATTTTTATCAAAGTAGACAATTTCCCAACGTGGATCAGCTTTAGATTCATAGGAAAAACCATCGTATATAACTAGCAAATCAGATTTATGATTACCAACAATTGTTGCCATCTGCCCAGCTATCTGTACTCTCATTCCCCTACGAGCAAACTCAATTTTTCTATACTTGCACATTCTTATAAAGTTTGCTTCTTTGCTATAAAACTGCTCCAAATTATCTAATCCAAGAGATTCACAATTAACTAGTTCTTTAAAATCGGCGAATAGCATATTCGTTTTGTTAAACTTGAATTCTTTGTAATACATCGATATTGCCTGCGCTTCTGAATTAGCAGGAAGCTCCATCTGATGTTTCTTCCCTTCTAACTGAATAGATAATCTATAACGATACTGTACACTCATCTTTTCATCCCCTTACTTTCGATTCCGCTTCTTTTAGAAGAAGCACCAACTCCGAAATATGCAATTCCCAAAGTTGGCGTTTCCCTTGTTTAAAAATCCCTTTATCGATAAGTAGCTCTATGATGCACTGCTTGTCCATTATCCTTCCAGATCAACTCTGTCTTCTGCTAAATATCGGAGAGTAAGCTCTGCCGCAGGTCGAGAAGCAGCTAAATATCCATCTTCCTCATTACCATAAAAAACAATTACATCGCCATTCGCATCGGGTTCTTTTTCCACTCGAACTAACGAACCGTGCATGTCTGTTGCCATGTCATACGGATTAAATTGATTGAATTTTCTGTTATTTTTTATGAATGCTGCAGCACGAAGAAACTCTTTAACTTCTTCTTCTGTTGCAATTCTTATATCAAACATATCAACCGGCACTTCTCCGCCACTATCATAATCATATTTCCCCAATTTAAACTCTATAGCGTATTCAAATTGAAGTTTCTTCTCCTTGAACCCACAACATTTAGCAATCCATTTCGTCTGATTAGTTTCGAAAACCACATAATTGCCTTTCTTGATTTCTGGCTCCTCAACTTCATATCCGTCTTCGATTGCTCTCGCTAACTTAATTAGATTCCCTTTTTCGAATAACCATGATGTTTCAAACACCTTGTGCGCATGTTTATCTAATATTTCCCACATAGCATTTGGAACACTAGAATATTCTTTCAGGTCCAAAATATCGGCAATTTCTTTCGGTATTTTTACAACCTCTGCAGCAGTTTCCTTTACTTCACTTTCTACCGCAGCAATTTTTTCCTCATTCACAAAAGCTACACCGTCATCTATTGCAACTGCCCACATACCAGGATCTTTCGTTTTCCCGAGTACGATTCCTACAATACGATTACACCCGCAAGTACATCTCACTTCTTGTCTAAATTCAAAATTTTTCATTTTATTTTCCCCTCTCATTATCGTAAATATTTATCTACCGTTAGCGGTTTAAATCCACTGTCAAAATACACACGTAGACTTACCGCTTTCCCTTGGTCACGCATTTCCTTACACAGTTCTTCAGCTGCTTCCCAACTAAAGTTTTTCACTTTAGAGCGTCGGTATCTCCATAATGCTGTTACATAATCCATAAACAGATCAAATCTATAATCAGCAGAAGTAGTTTTTTTAGGAAGTTCGTCCGCATCTTTAGCATTCTTCGGAATTTTTGCTACAACATCTGCAAAACTAACTTTTCCTTTCGATTGCTTCACATACGCCTTACGTATATCAAACTGTAAGATTTCCGGCTCTACATCGAATATATTAAGTTGTTTCCCCATAGCAATTCACCCGCTTAAACTGTTAAACCTAATTGTTGAATTTCTTTCGCGACATCTTTTAAAGCTCTTGGGCTTAATATCAATTTACCGCCTGCTAGAGTAATATTGTCATAGATAATTTCACCTGTTACCTGGCACGCATTAGCTGGCCTGTATTTTTTCAGGATGATTTCATCTTTATTCGTAAATATTTCAATTGGATCACCCTCAACAATCCCCAAGACACGACGTAATTCCATAGGTAATACCAATCGTCCCAAATTATCAATTTTCCTTGCTACACCTGGAGTTTTTTGTTTTCTCAGGCCAATTCCATCTTTACTTCTAAAAATTTCGATAAAGTCTCCATCTACAATACCTTGAGAACGACGTAATTCCATTGGTAATACTAAACGTCCTAAATTATCAATTTTTCTTACAATACCTGTTGCTTGCATGTTAATCTCTCCTCTATGATTATTTTTTATATCCTTCACTTCACCACCACCTCACCAGGATTAAAAATCAAACAGAGATAGTTGTTCTACTACTTCAATTTCAGGTGCAATTTCTGCTTTAACTGGCGGTAAAAAAACTTCTTCCTCTAATGCAGCTGAAACACCACCATCAAACCATCGCCATTCTATAAAACTACTTTGCGGATGGCATCCCAAAAGCTTCCCATCGCTTACCCGATATACATAGCAATTCTTATTAGATTTGCTATTCGAGTATTTACTTGTGCTTAATAAATATTTATGCCCTACCTTCAAATTGAGGGTATTAATCGTACTTTTTGCTATTACAACTGCTTCATCTTGCAATTCAATTTGTGCAGCAGCCATTTCCTCTTGAGGACTTTGCTTTATATGTTCCATTCCTACTCTGTGTATGTAATGTCCATCAGAGTCCGGCTGCTCCATCCTTAACTGAATTCCAAACATTTCACCTGGTATTACAAAATCTACTGTTCCCCAGCCGCTAAAAAGTAAATCTTCGACAAAAATCCGATCCCCTTGAGCAATCATGCGATTTCCTCCTAGTTAAGTTGTGGCAGTGCAGCAAGATAATCCAATGCAATTCCTCGCCCCGGCCCACAACGGATGCAATTATCTACAAAGAATTGATAGGGAATACTTTTCCTACCTCCTTGTACTGCTTCTGTCCACCATTCTGCTAGTTGGTCAAACATTAATATGTAGTGTTCTTGATGTGCTGAAAACTCAACTAATAAAAAACTAATCCCCTTCTGCTCCTGATGCTTTCGCAAATAAGTTATTTGATGACTTTTTACGTTTTGTAGTGGGAAGCTTGTTTTATTACCTGTGCTTTTTGCATCGAATGCGATGGATACACCATTTGTAAGTCCCTTGTAATCCACAGTGCTCTTATGGTCATACCAACCACTTGCTATCTGACCACGCTGATCTAATTTCTTAACCTTTACTGGAGTTGCTACTTTATCAATTAAAGCAACCTCCCTCGCATCGTATTGCGCATTGGCTGTTCCGATTGCTATTTCTAAAGCATTCCCTCTATTTGCATAATTCGTTGCGCTTTTCACCATCTCACCACCTACTTACCATGATTAAATTTATCGTCATCCAGGAACCAACCTTTCATATCTGAATCAGGGATATAATCAGTAACTTCCCATTCAATCGCATCGTGCATTTTGTTCCCTTCTTTCCAATTCTTTAATAGCTGCTCGCTTCAATCTAATCCCACAAGATTCAAATCTTATAATCTGATACAGTTGATTTAATGTTGCTTTCCGCAAATAAACCACCTCTAGCATGTTCTTTTTTAAATGTATTCTTTAAGCAACATTTTAGTCTAAAAAAAATTTAACATCTATATCCAGAAGCTCTGCAATAGCCACAGCTACTTTTAAGCTCGGAATCCTTAATCTAGTCTCTACAGTTGCATAATAACTCCTTGATATACCTATCTTGGAAGCTACTTCTCGTTGTTTCAATCCCTTTTTCTTGCGAGCTGTCCTGACATAGCACTTTCCATATTTATCGTCCATTGAATTACCTCGCTATTTTGTACGCTATAAGCAACATTTTTCTATTTGATTATACCGCCCCTTCTAAAATTTAACAACCACTTTATGAAAAAAAGCATATTTTTTCTATTCATCATTCTTGGAAATGTTGCAATTAGAGAACAAAGTCTTCATAATAAGAAATAGATTGGAGAATATGTGGGCATGAAAGGAGATATGGACGTGGGCAAAGAAAATATAGATAAAAAAATTGTCTCTCTCAGTTCCGATAATATAACAACTAATGAAAACAAATTAAGAATTGGAGCAGAGGATGGATTTGATCCTAGACGACTAAGATATTTGAGGAAAAAACACGATTTGAAAGTTGAACAAATAATAGAATATATAGACGTAGCCAGAAGTACGTATACAGGATATGAACAGGGACATAGAACCCCGCCACCAAAAACTATAGTTAAATTATCAGAAATCTTACATACCACACCCAATTACTTATGTGGATGCTCAGACGTCGAAGAAAATATGAACGATGATCTAAAAGCAATGTTAACTAAAATGGACCTGAATTGGGACGGCCATAAACTAACCGAAACTCAAAAAATACAAATAGCTAATATAATAAATGGATATTTTCAATCTATACCTAAATAAAACCATTGAAATTTAATGATACCTAATAACACCTAATAGCATCTAATAACACCTATTAATATTTAATAATTACATTATAGATAATATAGAAAAATAAAAAGCGCTCATCATGAGCGCTTTTTTATTTACATTTTTTCATCAATACATCGAGAATACGTTTGTTCAGGTCATCCAAGATCCACTCTGCGACAGCTGTTGCTCCTTTTTCATCCACAAACTTATAAGAGATTCGTACGACAATCCAACCTCGTGCTTTTAAAAATGCGTCCCGACGTTTATCTTTTTTTATACGTTCAGGTTTAAGGTGATCCGGTCCATCAATTTCATAATTTACTTTTAAATAATCGAAAAAATATGCTGTATCTAACCATAATCGACCTACTCGGAACTCTTGCGCAGGACCTTCTACAGAATACACCTCTCTGCCTAGTCTGTTCAGCTCTTTAATTACCTGTCTTGCAGTAAAACTTGGGGTTGGCCTCTCATTCCAAACTTGAAAATTTTGTACCATATAATCCCTTCCTTTCGTAGTTTATATAAACCAACCACGTTTCCGGAAGTAGACTGTTTACAACCCATATATTATTCCTACCGGTTTTTCTCTCCTATCCCTACTATATGAACCTGCAAAACTTTTATTCCAAAAACTATATTTTTCATTTCATCTGCCATCACGACTAAATACAGGCAAATAAAAAAACCCGCTTATGCAGGTTTTTTTATTACGTCTTCAATTTCTGATAAAAGCGCTTCTGGAAGAATCCCTTCTAGAACACTTTCTTTCATAACATTTTGTAAATTCACCCCGTCTTCAGACGTACTTCGAACCTGGTGTTCTTTTAATTTATATAGAAAATCATTCATTTTTATCCCCCTACATTCATTAAAAGTTTAGTATTTTTCACTTTTTAAAAATTGCTAAATCCCCATAAAAACACGTAATGACACCGCTAAATTACGGTGTCATCATCATCATAATATTTTATGTATCAACCAGCGCCCCCACCAGGTCCAGCTTCGCTATAAAGTACGATTTTTCCGGCATTCGCTGCCTGTTTCGTAGCAGTTTTATCAGCATCATTGGTCGAAATTACCCCAAGTGTAATGACTGTAGCTAAAATAAGTGATGCAATTTTTTTCATGTTATACCTCCTTCTATTTCAGTGTATATTAGTGCCCCAAGTCGTTAGAATATATTCTTATTGTAACATTATAATTTCATATTTAAAACGTTTTTGTAAATATTTTCTTCACGAACCCCTTAACTGCTTCTTCGGAAGCTCTGCATAGAATTTATTACCATGTTGCTCAAAGAGTATGGTTGATTTTTCTAAATATTCATTACTCTGTGTGGCCAATCCTAAGTAATAATACATATACGGAATAGCTGCTTCATCCTTACTTTCTGCCAAACGTTGGTTTAGTATTTTTATAGCTTCCTCATTCCTGCCTAGCTTAATGTACAGATGGGCCATTTCAGCCATTGTTCTTGGAACGATATTATGTAAATCCATTCCTGCTTCAATCTTGATAAAATCTAATGTATCGTTAAACTCTTTTATATTTCGTTCAAATTTTTCCGTATTATGTGACTCTAACAGATCTATTGCTTTTTTTACCCATATGATGGATTGGTTTACATCCTCATGTAAAAATGATTGCCCTAAATAGTGGTAGATAGATGCTGTGAATGTTGGGAAATCATTTATTAAATCTGGAGTAATACATTCCAATGCGATTTTTCTCATTATTGGCACATTGTTATTCATAAGATGAGCAATAATTTGTAACTCTTTAATTCGTAATTCATACGCCTCTGTAATGTACTCATTATTTATACGTTTTTGTTTCTTTTCATCTTCTTCAACAAGATGATTTTCAGGGGAAATCTTTAGTAAACTGTTGTACTCCCTCATATCAACAAACGAATACATAAGGATTAAAGAATGTAATGTTTTTACCTCTGCGAAATTAGGCTTCTTTTTCTCATTCAAAATTGCTTTCCACAGTTCATTTCCTGTTAGCTTTCCTTTTGATCTTCGGTACAAATAATCATAAAATGTGGCACACTCTTTCACCATTGCATTGTGATGAGTCAAACCTTTTTGCACTAAAAAATTTAACAAATCATATTCTCTATGAACACTTGCAAATTCCATAGCTACACATAAGTTTAATGGTTTAGAAGTAGCTGCACAAAATTCGAAAGTTAGATGACGTTCTCTTTCTTCATCCTGGTATATGTACCGAATCATCTCTATGAAATCGATAAACGTAATTCGACTCTTTCCACTAAAAATCTGGCTTATGAATCCTTTTGATACATCCAGGACATCTGCCAGCTGCTCATTTGTTATGTTCTTCTTTTTCTTATCCACATTTATTTCTTGTAAAAGTGGCAATGTGTTCACAGCGTGTTTCACTCTCCTATCTTTCCACTAACTCCTAGAGTTGAACCCTTAAAGAGAGTATACCCTATTTTCCCTTGTAATGAAACAAATTATAAAAAATACTAAACGTGTATAGTATAATCTATTTAACCGAAATAGGGTGAGGAGACTTTATATTATGGGACGAATTCAATTCACATTAGCAAAAACACTAAACAATTTAAACTTGTCACCATATCGTTTTTCAGTTCTTTCTACAGTGAGGAGTAATACGATCCTGGATATGGTAAACAATCAAAGCAGCAGATTAAACATCTCTACATTAGAATTAATCATTACCGCACTCAATAAAATTGCTGATGAACGCAAACTAGACCACACTTACGATATTTCCGATGTATTTATTTATGTTGATTAACTTCCTTTATTTTAGCAGATAACTTTCAAAAACAGAACACCAGTTCTTGAAAATGTAAAATTTTTTTCAAGAAAATGCAAAAAGAGAGGGCGAAATTTCTATTCACCCTCTCTTTTTACTATACATCCATGTTGCTAAACGCAACATCATGCTATATACTGTTGATATAAAAATCATAGCGTTTCTAGTCGGATTTTACATCCAATCGAGGTCTATCAATCGGTTCGCCTCTTCTTTTTTCAACAAAATTCTGCTATGATGAATGCTAGATACATATAAAAATTACAACAAACACATTAAAATAAAAAAGAAAAAACCCCGGCAAACAGTTTTCAATGGTCGAGCGGCCAACTCAAGTTACCAGCGAAAACTCGGAACAGCAGAGGTTATATCTTACGAATTCAATTGTGATGCTATCTATAACGATATTATCACATTTTAAAAAAATCGTCTAGATATATCCTCTAGTTTGCTGTACCCATTTTTAACCGGGGAACAAACTGGAGGTTTTTTTATGTCAAATTCAGCCGTACCAAACAATATTCATCAAATTTTATTTGATGAAACCCCTCTACTAGTTAGACCTGCACTTGCTAGAAAATTGAATGATAGTGATATGGCACTTATTGTTCAACAGATCCACTACTGGATCACTACAAAACAACAACTCTCCGATGATAGAACTTTTAAGAATGGCCATATGTGGGTTTATAATAGCATCACAAAATGGCAAGAACAATTCACTTGGATTCCAAGAAAAACCCTGACTCGAAAATTCACCAAGTTACGAGAACAAGGTGTCTTAGTAGCAGATACCCTTAATGAAATGAAGGAAGATCGTACACTCTGGTATAGAATCGATTACGAGGTGCTATTAAGCTTACCTGAAAAAAATTACTACGAAATCGAATGTAAAAAAGATGCGGAGAAAAAAGAAAAAAAGAAAAAAGAATACGCTAAGAAAAAAAACGAATCAAAAACAGAGAAAAAAGAACCATTAGGACAAAATGTCCAAATGTATAACGACAATGGTTCAAACGAAGAGGTAACTACAAAACCGCATTCTGATACATTAGGACAAAATGGGGTAATGCATTTGGACAAAATGTCCCAACCAATACCAGAGAATTCATTACCAAAGAATCCTTTATCTTTATTTAGTAAGTATGTAAGTATAGCTATGTCCCCTATCGACTTTTTTAAGGAATCTATTTCTAGTAAACCAACAAAATACGTACTAATAGAATTAGAGTCTCTTACAAAACAATACGGAAAAGACATTGTAAATGAATCTATTAAACGATTAGCAGATTTAAATACGAATAAATATATTGCTACAATCAAAGGTATTATTAAGCGCTGGGAACAACAAGGTATGCAATCATTTGAAGATATTGAACGTGTAGAATCTATGTATATAGATAACAAAAAACATGAACAGCAACAAAAAAAGAAAGCTGCTAAAAAATCTAATAATCCTAAACGTACTGAAATGTTACCAGATTGGGTTGGAGAGGAAAAAGCAGCACAAGAATCTGCTGCTAGCGTTTCAGAAAAACGTGAAGTAGGTCAAAAAGATATAGATCAATTAAAAGAATATTTATTGCAAGAAGCTAAGCAATTACAAAAAGAAATTAACATATCTGAATTGACACTAGAAAACTTCAACACGCTAGGAGTGTATACAAAAATGGGATTCACTTTACAAGAAACTACAAAAATATTAAAAGAATCGCCATTAATAAACATGTAAAACAAAATCAGATAATATGTTGATTTTGTATGCTTTAAGCAGACTGTCAGTATACCTACCCATATGCTAGTATTAAAATATTAATATACGGGAGGTTTTATCTATGGGTTTATTTAGTTCGAAAAATCCTAAAACAATTACTGATACAGAATTTTTATGGAAAGATAATGCGATTAAAATTACTGATACGTATGTAGAAACATCAGGTCTAATTAATTTTGTTCGTGTTCCTAAGAAACATATTGAAACAGTTACATATGAAATCAAAACAGGAAAAGTTTCCGTGTCTGTAGATATTAATTTAATCGGGAAAGGCGTAGTACTTGGAACGATTGCCGTTGGTATTGATTTGAAAGAAGAAGTTCAAGATTGGTTGTTGAAAAATTTAGATTTAGTATAGGGTAATTGTATGTACGCTGCCGTTATGTTATATTTTTAACTACGTAATGGTTATATTGCGTCCATAATTCTTATATAGATTACGCACATCATCTATATAAACCCGTAGTGCGTCACACTATGGGAAACCCTACTGTATGTATCAGCAGTAGGGTTTATTTTTGTTCTTTTTGTTAACTATTTGCAACCATTTAGCAAGAGTTTGACCGCGCACGTCGAATAGTACTGGTGAGGTGATGGCGTGGTGGTGAAAGAATGGTATTCCATACAAGAAGCAGCGGATACGCTTAAGATTAGTCATACATCGATTTCAAGGTATCTTCACACGTATCCTGATTTTTTTAAAGTGAAATCTGTAGGTAGAAAAAAGATGATCTATAGCGAAGGATTACCGCTGCTCCAGCAGATAAAAGAGTTGTATGCAAAAGGTATACAAACTCATGAAATTTTGGAGCAGTTGCAAGGATCTATTCCGGTATATCATGATGCAGATACTCCTGGTGAAGTGGTGAATGATTTTTCAATTGCGCAGATTGAGCCATTCCTAAAGAATTTGGAAACTATAATTAATCAGCAGAGCAGTTTATACGAGCAAAATTCACTATTAGCTGAACAAGTAATCAAATCCGATCAGCGTGCAGAGCAAATCCATGAACAATTGATTCAGTCGGATAAACGAAATCAAGAACTCCAGGGACAACTGCAAGACCTTACAGAGAAAATGGATATACTCATTAAAATTCAAGAAGCAGCTGCTACGATAGAAAAGCAACCGTGGTACAAGCGAATACTGAAATAAGCGCAGCAAGAATCCCTTGTGGACGTCTTGTTGTTTTTCTTTAATTAATAGTGGTACACGATTTTTATGAAATTTAGAAACGAAAATGGAGATGATTATTTTGACTTGGGACCAGTCAATAAATGAATTCCTATTGTACATGCAGGGAAATGGCCGTAAATTATCCACTATGCAACGTTATCGCTATGACTTAGTATTATTCGCTTTATGGGTAGAAAATAGCGAGGATGCCCTAGAATCCCCCTTTAAACGAACTATAAATAACAATTTATTAGAACAATACTTGAAAGTAGCAAAATCAACACGAAACTGCTCCCCAGCTTCTTTAAAAAGGATTAGTGGTGTGATTATAAACTTTCTAGATTACCATGGAGTTTTCTTAGAATCTGTAGATCGTGGGAAACAAGAGTTATTACAATTACACAACTTTGCTTCTGATACAGAAATTAAACGGCTGCTACAGACAATGAAAAGTATCGATGGATTAACTCCTTATCAAATCACCGGTAGGAATAATATCATTAACCGCAACCTATTGATTGTACATTTAATGATTTATTACGGGTTTAGCATTCACGACCTCACCAACTTAACTATGCAGGATGTTAACTTTGGACAAGGCGTACTTTTCCCTACTGCAGCAGGTGGCATTAAACGAGCTATTCCCTTAAATGCTACCGATCAAGAATTACTCTTGGCCACATACAAAGACATACCAGAATCCGTACAACCACGCCCAAATACACAAGACCCATTTTTCGTAACGTTTCACCATGCTACGGGTACGTTTCAATGGGATTACAGTACGGAATCGCCAAAAAAATTAACAAAAATAGCAATACAGCGAATGCTACAAAAAGAAATTAAACGTGCAAACATTCACCACCTCTCCCCCACTACACTACGTAACCGGCACATACTAGATTCGCTCCGGAGTGGTATTAGCAGCGCAGAGATAAAGGTTCTACTCGGGATGAAGAGTATAGAAGCTATGCACCGATACATTATTTTTTGGCGCTCCTCCCCTCTCGCAGAAAACTATCAAAAAATATGGGTAGCCAACAAATAAAAACCATGCAGAAACCCTATTATGGGTTTCTTTGCCCATCCCCCGAAAAAGGGGAATAAGACAGAAACTACCAATTAATGGACAATCAACGTAACAAAAAGGTAGCATTTTTATATTGTGACAAATTATTTTTGGTACAGTATTTTGTTACGGCTAATTCAACAGTTAAGACATTTCATATTTTCAAATAGAAACTGTAACAAAAACGAACGTTTATGTTACAACTCAAAAAACTAAGGCTGAACCCTAAATTCACCTACAACCTATATGGAATATTTTGTATTAATACCCCTTTTCGGGGGATGGGCAAAAACATCCATTATATAGTGGTTTCTCTTTTTTATTCGAAAAAAGGTGTTACCTTAGTGATACTTTTTATTGAAAAGGTGTTACCTTAGTGTTACTATATTATTGAGACATAGATTTTAAGGAGATGATAAGTATGTTTTTAACAGCTTCTGTGGATGCTGGAAACGACGCATTAAAGGCCTATATTGGCGGATTAGAAGAAGAGAATAAGGTTTATATTCCAAATGTAGTGAAGAAAATGGAGGATCGTCCAATTCTATCTTTAGGTGATGATCCACTCGCTGAATTACATTTACGTATTACAAGTAGTGCAATTAACATCTCCGGTACTTATGCAGTTGGTACATTAGCGGTAAAGGAAAAAGATAGCTCACATATTCCTGCTACTATTATGAAAAGTGATTCAGATCAAACAGTAATCTTAGCACTTACAGCTTTAGCTTACTATGCAGCAATGAATAGTAAAGCTAAAAAAGTAGATGTGGAGTACTTACTTTCTTCAGGGCTTCCAGTAGATGAAGTTAAAGCTGACCGACGCGCTTCATTTAAAGAGAAGTTAGTTGAGGGAACACACGTTATCGAATTTAAAAAGACACCATTACTAGAAGGTAAAACAGTAAACATTAAATTCCGTGATGCATTCATGAATGTAGAAGGATTCGCAGCAATGGTTAACCTTACTGTAGACGATAAATTACAAGCCATTAACAATGATCTGAAGCAGAAGAATATCCTTCTAAATGATATGGGCGGTAATACTACTGATAAAGCTGTAATCCGTATGGGACGAATCGACAATGAATATTCATCAGGTTCTCCACTAGGTATTGGTGAATACTTAGATGCAATCAAAAAAGAAGTATTTACAACATTCCGTGTAGATGTATTTAAATCTCGTAGACAGCTTGTTGAAAACATGACTGCAGAAAAAGAAGCGTATGTAATTAGACCTCATGGAAAAGCTGAATCGTACCAAGCAATTGCTGAAAAACATCTAATGGAATTTGCAATGAGAGAATATGCGGATCTAGTTGAAAAGTGGAAAGAAGTTGGAGATTTACATTGTATTTATAATGTAGGTGGCTCTGCTGCAATCGCGAAACCTTTCTTAGAGCAAATTAATAAAGAAAATAACCAATTTGAAATGTACTTCCTAGATACTGAAGAAAGTATTTGGAGCATTGCAAAGGCTTATTACAAACTACTATTGATTATTGCTAAGCAAAAGGGACTAGACCTAAAAAAATAGGTGGTATACATGAAGAAAAATAATAGTGTTGAACCTGGTAAAACCTTCTCTGTTAAAGTGCCTGTTAACGCAGATCCAGTAACGTTGGATTTCTTGAATAGAGAACGTTCGATTTCACGAAACAAATTAGTTTATGGCATTGTTGATCGCGAAGCTAAGAAAGAGCAAGGTACTGAAATTACACTTCCTATTAACTTGGATTTAAGTGAATCGGAGAAAGAAAAGCTTTTAGAGCCTAGCACTCTTAGATCAATCGAAGTTTTTATACAGACTTTAATCGGGCAACAAAAAGAAGTAAGCACTACTCCTGCAGCTGAACCAACAAATGAAGTAGGAGCAGATGATATAGCAGGATTTATGGACTATCAATAAATTGAATACAAAAAGGGAACGCTCTTCCCAGCTTGGCGGCAATGAAAGAGCGTTCCCTACACATTATCTATGAGATGAAAGGATGATTTGACATGACAAATACCCTATACAAAATCACAAATAATGAAGTTATTGTACCACAACATAAAAGCAAAAGTGAATTTTTCGGAATGTTTCGTGATTTAATCGTTAAAAAATATAACTCTGTTAATGAATGGTTTGGTATCGATGGAGACGCTTCAGATCGCGTGTGGTTCTACGGAACAATTTCTTTAGCTATATTCCTATTATCATTCACTTATCTTGTCTCAGGCCTTTTATTCGGCTTTTAAGGCGTGGTGATTGATATGATAAACCATAGAGAACTTATGCAAGAAGCATGGGATATTGCTAAACGTGGCGCAGTTCGTTTTGGTGGAAAGGCTAAAGAATATTTATCTGCATCTTTAAAAATCGTTTGGGAGCAGGTTCGTACAGTAGTGAAATTAAATTCTAAATTAGTAAATATGGAACAAATGCTAGATTCATTGCAATCCACTAGAAGGGAGTATGCAGCATATATATATAATGTGCTGCTTCCTTTCGCAAAAGATGGCCAACCTATAACTAAAAAGATCATGAACGCTATTTACAAGGTAATAGGCTTTAAAAATAGTATTGATCCTGGTACTAAATCCATAATTAGATACACAAAACGATATTCAACAGAAACATACTATTTATTAGCCGATATTAAACGACTACGTAATACTTCTAAAGCCACTAAATATATTGTAGAGATTAGAAATACTGCAGTTGCAGTACACTGGATTCCGAAAAGTATTTTAAGTGAAAAGAAGGAAATTCCCGATTGGTTTATTAAGGAAAAAAAGCTGTTCTTAGTATGACAGCACGTATAGCCCAGTGGCGGCTCTGATTTTAAAATCGTTTCCACTGGGCTATAAGATATCGAAAAATATACTTATTAAATTCCCACTTCCAATCGAACGTATTTTCGTTTAAAATAAACAAAAATAACAATAATAGATATTCATAGTAGAACTGTATATTGTACAGATGCTTACAAATTAAATATCAAATTTAAAATAGATGAATTTACAGATATAATATAGAATAAATTTAAATAATTAGTTGTCGCAGAGGGAGTGTATAAAATGCAAGGGAATCAAATAAGAAAAAATGGAGCAGGAGCAGTTATTCATGATGATATAAACAATCTATCTCAAGCCTTGGTATAAGAGGTCTAATTAAAACTTTCGTGTTACCACTTTACGTCCCAACTTCAGCGTACAAGTTTAACTATCTATAATACGTATAATTCATTACTCTATTTTTGTTAGGACGACCTAACAAAATAAAGCAAAAAAACCGCCCAATGAAGGACGGTTTTTTGCTTTATTTAATCGTCACATGTTCTGCTTTAATCCATCGATTACCGCCTATATCAATAGCATCCAAGTGTTTACCCCACACACGGTATGGAACCGTACCATCGATGTTATCAATATGATTAATACACTCAGGTTCAGAGTGAACTGCAATTCCGTATCCTGGAGGATATTTAGAATAAGCATGGAACCATTCTACATCAAAATGCTCTAATTTTGCCCATTGCTTTTCGCTACCTAAACAAATCATATCTTTATCACCGCCACCCCAATATCCTTTAAAAATGAGATACGGGATTTTTTGAGTGATATTTCCTGTATACTGCGGATCAGCAGGATTCTCATATAAATTTACGCCATATCCATCAGGGTATTTTGATGTTGCAATCCCAATACCTTCAACTTTTACAGAGGAATTTGCAAACTTTGATGTAGTTCCACCGACAAACCAAGATAATGACTTATCACCAATTAATTTATTAATATCACATTTTCCGATACCAGGAACATTACCCGTCTCCGTATATTGCCAAATATCACATGGATACGCAGGCTTATTTTCGCCATAACGAGGAATCCATACAAAATCCGCTCGTATATTACGTGCTCCAAACGGAACGTACGTATGATGCCCTACATATAAGCCTACTTTTTTAGCGCCAAGGCGACGTAACTCATCAATAAATACCTGCGTCCCACCCTGCATATCGCCCATCGTTTGTACTTCTACATCAGCGACCCAAAACTTAGCGTCTTTATCTCCACGATTCCAAAAATCCTGCGCTTCTTTTTTCGCATCGGAGATTGATACAAAGCGACAAAAAGCGTAGTTACCGAAAGGGACATTACGTTTCTTCATTTCGGCCACATATGTTTTATACATAAAGTCAACTGTGTTCGAACCATCTTGAACTCTTGCAATAACTAAATCTAATTGTGGTGCTGCTACATCCCAATTAATATTACCGTTCCATTTCGAAATATCTACAATGTATCTCATAATATTTACCTCTTTCATTTTTATTTATTCTAAAAAAAGAGCGATGTTTTTTAACGCCGCTCTAAGGCTTGTACAACGCTTTTACTTATCTTGCTGTTCTTTTATATCACTGAACCATTTTCCGCTCTCAGGATTAGAAATAACCCCTAAAGCGATTAAGACTACTAAAATTATGTCCACGTATTCTTGATAACGTCCTGTATTGAAATGTGGTACAGTATCCATTAAAACCATTCCTAGCAGTGCAAAGAGTGCCACCCATAAGCCACGGTTACTTAATTTCTGTTTCATTTGCATTTCCTCCCTTATCTTTTCTCGCATCAGATCTTTGGATTTTCGCTTGAATTTCACTTGCTACACTTTCTAACAACCAGGTCGGAATCCATTTATCCCAACCGACTCTTACACAGTTTGCTGTAAAACTATTAAAGATGTGATAGATCAAACCACCTGTAACCATAAAGAAAAAGAAATCTGGCAATTTAAAAGCAATATCAAACATGTGCGCTAAGCAAGGCAATAAAAAAAGCACCACAGTTCGTGCGATGCCTTCAATGCCGTATTGCGATGAGTATGTTCCGTCTAATTTAGATGCCTTACTACCAGTAATCCAATCTAATCCTACAATCATCATTAAAATGAAAATCCAAATTAAATTTGTCTTTCCGTAAATGAAACTTAAAAACGTGCCTACTCCACTACCCACGACCGAACCAGCTTTAAAAGTTGTTGAAGTGATGATATCACTAATGTTTATACTTTTAATAAGCGCATGTATTCTATCCATATTTCACCCCCTTTCCAGCAAAATAAAAAAGACCAGATTATGGCTGCTTCTGCTTCATTTTTTATTTATCCATAGTAAACTAAAACATAAAAGTGTATATACCAACCAAACATAGCAGTATTTAATTAAATGTTGAAGTGGTGTCAGGTTAACCAAATCATAAAAGAATTGAACTACCATCATTTCCTCTCCCTTATAAAAGCCGTATTTTGATAAAAATAAAAAACCTGCATTACTGCACGTTTGGATACTCTAAGTTTGTAATTATTTTGTATTCAGACCCTGTGATTTGTTCTAAATCTACTAGCATAACCAACTGTGGTTTTGTGCACCAATTTTTCTTATAACGAGTGTCCCACTTTTCAAACGCTAGACTTCTTACTTCAGTTGCATTTGTTCCTTCAATTGTATTCATCATTTTGTACCTCCAGTTTGTAATTTTAATAGTTCAATTTCTAAATCAGTTACAGTTTTACCCAATGATTCTACATCCTTATTTCTTTGCAGAAGTAAAATCTCTACATCGCTGATTTGCTGACCTAATTGTAAATTTTCACTTTTCAGACTCTCAATCTCTTTTTCATATTTTTCTTCCGCAGTTAACGGCCGATCTTTATATTCATAAAATAGATTTTTGTCTTCCAGATTTAAATATAATACTGCGTCTTTTCCGGCTTGATTTACTAGTTTCGGAAAATGATTAACCTCAATACTTTTTTCTGTTGTTTGTTCAATTTGGTCTAAAGTAGCGTTAACTACTGAGGTTACTAAGGCTTTTTTATCATTTATGGTTTCAAAAAATACAATCATTTATATCCCCCTAAAGTTTATTGAAATTCAATTGTGTTACTGATCCTTGAGTGCCTTGTCCAGATAATGTAATGGATTTTTGATTAAAACTATCAAAGGCAGCTCCTCCAACCATAGAAAACACTTCTAATTTCTTTTGATCTAACTTATCATTATAAATTTCAATAGTGCTTACATTCGCATCTATCGTATTTCTTACTGCAACAAATTGATTGTAAGTACCAAACGTTATTAAGAATTCGCGATTAGTAATTGATTTTACTGGTTGTAACGTATTGTCATAATACGTTACTCCACCAGAACTTGGTCTACCAACATATCCATTTTCACTTTTTACTATTTCAAGGAGGCTACCTGGCGCAGATGAACTCGTATATGTTCCTTTGTCTATATCAAAGTCATACATTAAAGCGCGATCTTTAGAATAAATTTGCAATTTATTATTTACTATTCCCACTGGAACCAGTAATTTTAAACTTTGATCTGTTGTTTTCCATTTAAGCGCACCATTACCATCAAAGAAATATACACAACCTGCCGTTATAAGAGCTGCAGCATTTTCATCAGGATGAACCCAACTTTTACCACCATTATAATTTTGATAAGTTTGCCCTAATACTGTTTTCTCACCGGTCAGCAAGTTATATCTAACAAATCCCTCAGTGGTACCTGTTTGTATAATAAGATGGTCTTTATAACAACATCCTAAATTAGGATTAGAAGGATATATACTTCTAAGAAATTGCTTATTACGTCTATCATATATCGATAAAGAAGCATACCAATTGTTAGTAGAAGTAACGATATATTTTTGTGACTGTTGGACTACATTATCCGTATATTGATTGTTCGGCGGAAGTAAGCGTTCAGAAGTTATATATGCTTTTGGCATTTTCCCATTGCCACCTATTCCATGGGATTCTAAAAAAGGCATTATACGCTCACCTCACTCATCTTCCTACCTTTTGCGTCATAGGTATATTTCCATTTTTGAGTTCCGATAACGGTAGAACCGTTGGCTGCGTAATAGGTTATTATCTGATCCAAATAATTCCCATTAGGATCGGGATTAGATAGAATGGACTTTCTATACAATTTCCCATCCTTTCTTTTCCATTCTACTGTTTTAGCTACATCATTATCGTCATAATCACTCGGAAACTCATGTAAATTTACTAGTGTAGTAGCTGCTATTTCATTTATTGCGGCTTCCACATTCGTTGCATTGAGTATATTGTTAGCATCAGTTAGTGATACTTGGTCTGCATCTGTGCCAATTACAACCCATTTAGATCCATCCCAATATTTTTGTTTTGGCATATTATCACCTCGTTTAGTTCGTATCGATCCAAAGTATATTTTTATTTGTAGGAGCAGTTTTCGCAGCAATAAAAGTATTATTATCATCCTTTATCGCTACTTCTTTTCCTGCGACTTGCAATGATTCAGAAGCGTTTAATTTTCCATGTACGTTTACACCATCTTTAAAATCTTTTCCATAATTAAGGTGTAACGTTCCTTCGTCAAAACCTACCATAGCTCGCTTGTTATTAACAATTAAATCCCTACCATTTATTCGCCAAGGTCCTAAATCATTATGAGTAAATATTTTTTTCCACGGTTCCCATCCATTCGCAATAGTACCACTACGTATATAAAAAGCATCATTAGCGAAACCTAATTCGTGTTTCTTGCCTCCAGAATCATCAGTCCAACCACCAATACCTAAAACCGCTACAAATTCTCCAGCGGCATTAGGCAACTCTGCTGCTGCTTTTGTTTTAAATTGAGCTCTTACCTTTCTAGGATAATCACTCGGGTTAGAAGCGACCGCTCTAGTATCAGCTACGTCTAAATATCCGGTTGTAGCTTCTCCTGGCGGTCCAGCATCCCCCTTATCACCTTTAGGTCCTTGGATTCCTTGAGCCCCTGTATCACCCTTATCGCCTTTAGGTCCTTGGATTCCGCGAGCCCCTGTATCACCTTTATCTCCCTTTGGCCCTTGGATTCCTGGAGCCCCTGTATCACCTTTTGGCCCTTGGATTCCGCGAGCAGGTTTTCCTGTATCTTGTGACCCTAAGAACCAATTACCATTCGCTCCTATAGTTGGTGTAACTCCTGTATCTCCTTTAGGTCCTTGGATTCCTTGAGCCCCTGTATCACCTTTTTCACCTTTTGGGCCTTGGATATCTACTACAGCTTGCATAGCTTCTATTAACACAGAATCCCCAGCGGTAAGTTCGTTTTTCAAAGTAATAGTTTTATTATTTGTTTCTATAAAAGAGTCATTTGGCTGTTTTGTGCCATTTATAAATAAAAAAACAGCATTCACTCCCATTTGATAGACATAGCCATCATTCCAGGAAAATACCGTTTGCCCTGCATTCGCTATAAATTTACGTTGAAATACTACATATGATTGCCCATTTCCAGCAGGACCTTGGGGACCAATATCACCCTTTTCTCCCATTGCTCCTGTATCGCCTTTATCTCCTTTAGGTCCTTGGATTCCTTGAGCCCCTGTATCACCCTTATCCCCTTTTGGCCCTTGGATTCCGCGAGCGGGTTTTCCTGTATCTTGTGATCCTAAGAACCAATTGCCATTTGCTCCTACAGTTGGCGTAATTCCCATATCACCTTTGTCCCCCTTAGGGCCTTGAATCCCTTGAGGTCCGGTATCTCCTTTAGGCCCTTGAATCCCTTGAGCCCCTGTATCGCCTTTATCACCCTTAGGCCCTTGTATTCCTTGAGGTCCAGTATCTCCTTTAGGCCCTTGAATCCCTTGAGCCCCTGTATCGCCTTTATCACCCTTAGGCCCTTGTATTCCTTGAGGTCCAGCATCTCCTTTAGGCCCTTGTATTCCTTGGAGCCCTCTATCACCTTTATCTCCCTTATCCCCTTTGTCCCCTTTTGGTCCGATTTCTCCTTTAGCACCTGTGGCCCCAGTATCTCCTTTAGACACTTCAACTGCAGGAGTATCAGTTTCTTGTTTTACAATTTCAGTTAACGTAGGAGCAGCTTTTCCAAAAGTGACTTTAAGAGACTTTTTGTTATTCTCCCATACTTCTTGTACTTCAGTTGCTCTTAAATCTAGAGATTTTCCTATCTCATTATCTTGAACAGTAACAATATCGCCTTCAAACCAATGCTCCCCGTATACAAAACTGGAATATGGATCAATTTCAACTTCAAAACTTTCAATTCTCGCAAAATCATTGTCTAACTTTTGTTTACCGCGTTGAGGTAAATCATTTTCATTTTCAATGTCTCTCGCATCTATGAAAACCTCCTTACGGTCAAACCCTTCTAATTCAGATTGCCCTACAGTTACCAGTTTTCTATCTACACCTTGACCCTGTCCTGCTACATATCCAACATTTTTATAGTTCGTTTCACTATCTATATATTTAATGTCTGTTATATTATCAAAATCCACACTGAAAATTACATATGGTATCTCAGTTTGGGAGATCGATCTATCAAGACCTTCTATAACATCCAATATAAATTGTTTATTATCATAATCTAACGATATATCCCAACTTATATCTGTAGCTTTACTTATTTTAGAAAGCTCTTCTGCTAAATTCTTAAACCTAGTCAGATATACCATATTAGGTCCACGTTTTTTATCTTCGGCTATAACAAGACCTGGTATTTTACGCTTCGGATCTATAGGATTTACGGCTTGTAAGTTCACGTATTCTTTCATTATCGTTTCTGCATTAGCTTCAATTCTATGGTTCGTAAACCCCTCAGGAGGTACAGTAATCCTTCTGCTTACCATCCATTTTAAAGTGTCACCTTTAATAACTAGGAATTTATCTCCCTTGTCCGTTGTATCTTGCTCAATATGCGAAATAATTCCTGCCTTCTTAGGATCTTCTTCTAAAAAAATTAATACGTCTTTTTTTAACTTTTCCACGTTTGCAATTGATTTACTAACCTTAATTTGAAACGTACTGCAACCATGCCAATCATTATTAACTATTAGACTTATATTTACATCAATCTTCCCTAGAAAATTAAAATGATTGTCAAGTAAGTTAATTGTGCTCATACTTCCACCTTCTTACTACTTTCCTGTATCAATCCATAGATCGTTTGGTTTAGGATTAATCGGCATTTTATCCGCAACACTTATATTCATCCCACCAGTAACATAAGTTGCTTTCTGCATACTAGAAAACCAGTCTTGCAGCTGCTTCATAAAAGTATCAAATTCTTTCTTAAACATATCTGTCGGAATAGTTATAAGGGATGATACAAGACCACATACACTTTCATCCAGCCTTTCATCAGTTACCTTATTTACTCTTGTAGATCCCGCATTTATCAGTACTTGAGCTAAGCTTAATTCGTATACAATATTATTTCTTGTAAGAGTTGGAGGGACTGGAGCGGTTGATGGAGTCCCCTGTTTAACCATTACTTTAATGTACCTACTTACCTCTGATCTATCTAATCTCAAAATGATACGATCTATACGAGGATTCGTAGAATGTGCAGCAGCATGGGTTAAGATGATGTTATCCGTATTACGATACATATACCCTTCCAAATAAGCTGCTCCTGCTTCAATCTTGGTTTTTAGTTCGTTTGGTTGTTCTAATACCAATAAGGAAGGCTTATTATTTTTATGATAAACACCACTACTTAAAAATTGCTTGAAGTATGTTGCGTATTGTTCAGCGTTATATTCTCTATCTGGTTTTCCTCTATCATCTAGTAGAGAATCAAAAAAGCTAGATTCTTCTGCCATATTTACACCCCCAAGAACCTTTCCTTAAATTTAATAGTTACAGGCGCTCGTTCATACTCTGCTCCTGTACTGTAAGATAATAAATTATTACCGTCTTCTAATTGAAAATATCTAGAAAAGGGATGCACATAATCGTTGGCATCCCTTTCATTTCCGTTTATATCTATTTTTTTCACTCTCTTATTTCTATACGCTGTACTAATAACAAGCTTTTCGCCCTCTTTTAGGGACTGGTTTACCTCAATGAATTGCGCTACTGTTTCATTGACAATACGTATTGGAGCAGTAGCAGGGCCATTAAATGTTATAGTTGGCGGCGTACTTACATCTCCATTATTTGTTATTACCTTAGAACGAGTAGGTGATTTGTAAGAGAATATATTTGGTAATGTTAATGGGAACCTCATTCCACCTTCATATACCGCTAAATCTTCTACTCGATCCTCAGCGCTTAACCAAAATACACCTGGACATATTAAATCTATTAAGCACCTTTGGAAAGTTTCTCTTCTATTGTCCTTTCCAGATGGAAATTTTGGTACATGTTCGGGTATTGCTTCAATTTCTCTAACACCTAGTGGATATTCGTAACGTAATATACCTGGTTTAAGTGGTGAGAAAACCCGCGAGATCCTTTGCCTATATTCATAAAGTTCCTCAATAGTACTGGTTTGAATATCTACTGTAATTGTTATTGGCCTTGGTTCTAAATAAGCATCTTCAAATGTCTTTCCGTGCTGCTTCAGGGACTTTGTAAAAATTAATTCTGATTCAACATCACCGGCACCATCCCATTTAGTCAAATAGAATGGACGGTAATGTCCGATCTCAATTGATTCTCCTCTAAAATTAATAAAAGTAAGCTTCTGCAACGTTACCGCCTCCATTCCATCGCTAAATCACGAGAAGCTTGTTTTGTTTTTCGTGCGATTTCCGATTCTGATAAAGGCGTTGGACTATGAATAGTAATATATTGATTAATATCCCCACTTCCATTACCAGATGTATTTGGTGCTAAAGATGCCATTCTTTCTGCTAGTCTATTAAACACTGCATCCGCAAACGGATCCATACGACGCCCCACAAGAGGTACCGCTGCTTCCGGTCCTGCTTCACCTATACCAATTACGCTTGCTGAGTTGAAGAATCCACCATTCTTGTGCCATGTAACATCAAAGCTTGGCAGGACACCGTTTACTAAATCCCCCTTACTGAAGTGAAAACTCGGTATAGGGATCTTAGGTTTTGGAATCTCGATTTGGAAATCAAATGCACTTTTAATGTTATTTACTATTTCTTTTACTTTGTTATATGCATCAACTATTGGATCAATAATCGCTTTTTTAACAGCATTGAACACGCCAGATACAATCCCAGATAAAGTACTCCAATTATCCGAAATGTATGATTTCACTGCGTTTACTTTATCTGATACATAGCTATAAATACCGTTCCACACATCGGATATTGTTGTTTTAATGGAATTCCATATAGATGATGTAGTCGATTTAATAGAATTCCACTTATCAGACACATAACTATATACAGCTGTAACCTTGCCTGATACGTAACTATAAATTCCATTCCATGCATCGGATATTGTTGATTTAATGGCGCTCCATGCGGATGATGTTGTACTCTTTGTAGCATTCCATTTATCAGAAATATAAGTATAGGCAGCTGTAATTTTTTCTGAAATATAGTTATATATAGCATTCCAAGCATCTGATATAAACGATTTAATTGTATTCCATACACTAGATGTAACACTGCTAATTTGATTCCAACGATCAGTTATAAATTGAGCTGCTGCACTGATTTTTTGTGAAATATAATTGTAGATTGTATTCCACACATTCGAAATAAACGTACTAATTACATTCCATACACTAGATGTAACACTGCTAATTAAGTTCCATTGGTTCGATATAAATTGAGCTGCTGCTGTAAGTTTCTGCGAAATGTAGTTGTATATCGTATTCCACACATTTGAAATAAACGTGCTAATTGTATTCCACACAGTAGATGTTATGTTGCTGATACTATCCCAAGCAGCTGTAATATATGGCAGTATTAAATTTAATGTACTTGTGATTGCTGTATAGATCATCTGCCAAATAAACTGGATTGTTGAGTATATGGCATTAAAAACAAACTCTGTCGCAGTTTTTAAACCTTCCCACGCCAATGTAGCTGCAGCAACCACTAAACCGATCGCCGGAGCAAAGAAGTTTAATAGATTTGCAGCCCACTCTCCTAAGAAATTAAGGACAGAATTTAAAGTGTTCATCGTAATTTCAACACATTGTGTCCATAATTCGCTAAAGAATGTTCCTATGCCGCCTAATACCGACATCGTAACTTCTACACATTGTGTCCACAAATCGGTAAAGAATGTTCCTATGCTTCCTAGCACTGACATTGTAATCTCAACGCATTGCGTCCATAATTCAGTAAAGAACGTACCTATACCACCTAGTATTGACATAGTTGATTCTACGAGCGAATTCCACCGCTCCGAAACATAGTCAATAACGGCCTGAATATATGGTGATATCCAGTCTACTAGCGCACCCCAAATTGAAGCCAATATTTCTAATCCAATTTGGAAAATTCCCTTCCATATCTCAAACGCTGTCGAAAATACAGAGCTCACAATTGTAACTACACCATCAAATATAGATTTAAGACCCTGCTTCCAGCTCTCTACGTCTCCTGATAACCAACCGAAAAATACCTGAATAATTCCGCTAACGATTTCTACTATCCCGGTTACAATTCCAGTTAGACCTTCTAGCATAGCAGAACCTATATCTTGAAGAATTGGTAGGATACTGCTGCTGAAGAAGCTCCATAAACTATTTAAAGCGGATTTGACTCCTTCTACAATCGAACTAACTTTTTGTATCGTATCATCTGACATACCAAGCTGCTTCAGTAGATCTACACCACTTGTTTGATTACCGGTGAAGAAATCAAATAAAGCTTTTACAAAAGTATAAGCTTGGGTAAATCCTTGTATTACACCATCTACAAAACTACGAATAACAGCTTTAACTTGTGTAACACTTGTGATAATAGTTTGGATTTGACTAGGAGAGAACCCTAGTTTCTCTAAAATATTTACTCCTGCTCCAATATCTCCATTAAAAATGGAAGCTATTGCACTACCAAACTCCCGCACTTTTTCCACAACGAAAACAAATGCTTGTACAACTGCCGTTAAAATTGTTATAACATTAGAAAAATGTTGAGAAAAAGCTGCTCCTAGCAAGGTAATTGCGCCCACTAAAATATCTCTAATAATATTTACCAGAAAATTAAATACGTCTGCGATAGTTTGCCATGCTGAAGCAGCGCCAGCACCACCATACAAAGTAGATAATGCTTCAAATACTACGCCTATAAAATTCTTCACTTGCATTACAACTGGCTCAATAGCTTTAAAAATCGCAACAAAAATATCGACTACAGCGCCAAATGTGTTGGATATGACACTACCTGCAGCGGATAGAACTGGCATTAAAATACCTGAAATCAGATCGATAACTTTAGCAATGGCATCGCCCAGAGACGTCCAAAAACTTTGAGTACTACTACCGCTACCACCGGTGAATATATTCAAAACTTTCATAAACGCGTCAAACAAACGCTGTGTATCCGCAGCAATTGAAGAAATCATTGAGCCAAATATAGATTGGATGCTTGACCAGGCATTTGTAATAGAATTACGGAAATTTTCCGAGTGCTCCCACATTTTCATTATGGATCCACCGACTACAACAATTGCTCCGGCTACTATAGAAGCCATACCAGCAACACGTAATAAACCTAAGACTACAGGTTGTATCGTTTGCCAAAGTAATGTGAAAGCAGCGGCCATTCCTTCCGCTCTACCAATACCAATAGCCATTGGCGCTAGCAATGTTACCATAGCGGTAAATAAGAAGGT